CTATGCCGACCTTCACCACGCGGCGCTTGTATTTTTTCTCGTCCTCATCCTTCTCGACCACCAGTGCGGTTAGCGTGAAGTGGAAGAAGGCGACATCTTTGCAGACTTGCACGAGGCTTCTTTGTCCCTTGTCGAGGTAGTCCTGCGTCAGCAAGGTCGGATCAGGGAAAAGGCAGGTCGTGGTTTGAAAACGCGCCATTGACACCTGCATGCACTTGTACTGATCGAGGCGAACGGTGTAGCGGTCCAGTGCCTCCTCGTTTGTGCGACGGTCAGACGTGTTATTGTTCGGGGTGTCGCCCCAAATCAGCATCTCGTTGTCCATGTTGCCGTAGCCAGCCAGAAACACCTTTCCTGGGTGGCGCTGCGCAAAACGCTTGGCGTCATTGTAGTTCGGTAGGGTCTCGACGACGCAGCATTGGACGCCGTACATCTCCATGAGAGTGCTGCATCGCATGAACGGATCGGGATCGAATATGTAGTCAAGATGGATCACCGCTTGCGCCCCGTTCGGTAGGCGCTCTTTGATGATCACCACGTTGAAGGCGCCCATCTGGTCGATACCCATGAAGGTGTTCGATGCGCGTGTCTTCCAGACTACGCCAAGGCGCATGCCCTCACGTGCGCAGGCATTCAGCATCTCGAGATTGACCGGCACCTGGCTCGGGTCGGTGTAAGGCTTGCCAAGCTTCCGGTTATAGAAGCCCTTCATGCTGTCGTTGTTGCGGAACGCCTCAATGATGTTCCGCGGCGTGATCGTTGGCGACAGGAACTGCGGGAAGTGCACCGATCGGATTTCGGCCTCGGGAAACTTCGCTATCCACTCACCGCGCTGCGGGTCGTCGATCCATCCCTTGCACGAGTGGCACTGGTACCGGTACTCGCCCAGCATGATCTTGTCGCCGCGCTGGGTGTTTTTAGGGTGTTGCGGGTCGAACTGGATGCACTCGGGAAAGTGCTCGTCGAGGATCTGGTGCGTGCCGCAATGGGCGCACTCTGTATGGAACTGGAACTGCTGGCCGCGTGTGAACCACCAGTGGATATCGCTGTCTGGCCAGTTCGCGGTTGAACCCATCAAGGTGTATTTCAGCTTCGAAGCCGACAGACGCTCGACCACCTTCTCCATGTCGGCGATCAGCATTTCCTGCACTTCGTCGAATGAAACCACATCCATCGGGAACGACTCGGTTGTGGTGCTGCCCGATGTCCAAAGGAAGTGGAAGCGCGATGGTCCTAGGTTCCGGATCAGAACGTTACCCTCGCCGCCGCGGCCGCCGGTGGCGTTCTTTTCCGTCATTAGACGGTGCACGGCAGGGACAGTTCTCGCAATCGGCATGAAGCGTTCGGATGATTTTCCGGAGGCCAGCGATTGAGACGGCATGAACATGCCTATTTTTGCCGGGGCAAAGCGCAGAGCAAGGTAGATGGCCGCCAGCATCTCAAAGACGGTGAAGCCCACCTGAGTGCACTTCATGATCACGTCGATGCGCTCGAAGGCCTCCTGCACGGTCGACGGGATAAGTTCGTAGATAAACCGCATCGCAGGTCGGTCAGACAGCGTGAATGGCACGCCATCCACTTTGAGTCCTTCGAGCTCGAGGCGTTCACACCATTCGATAAAGCGTTCGTTGGGGCCGAGGATCCGCTGACCTGCTGTGAGTTCGAGGCCGACGTCCAAAAATTGTGCGTAGAAATTTTGCAGCTGCTCTGGCTCGGTGGCGGCGTCATGCCTAGCTCTCACCTCATCAGGGAGGTGCGGGTTCGTGAAGGAATCGAATTGCCAGCACGCCCAGTCGGGATCCGACAAGCCTTTCTGAAACATCCGGTAAAAGTCACATCGCTTGCCGAACGCTCCAGAAAAAAACCACGCCTCGCCAGAATTCTCCCGCAGTGTCTCGAAAAGCGTGTCTTCCATCGCCAGCGCCAGGTCAGGGATCTTGCGCGCGTCGTCGACCACGATCAGGCCAAGCTGCGGAAGTGCCTTTGGAAGCTCGTCCATAGAGAAGAAATAGATCGTGTTGCCCGTCACCAGCTGAAAGGTATTTGTCGAAGCGTTGATTTTGATCAGGGGGTCGATCGCACGCTTCACCTTTCTGCGAAGCTCGTCGATGTCATCCTTCGTCGGGGCGAACCAGGCGACAGGCGCGGAGCCGTTCAGGGCGCCGTTCTTGGATGCGATCAGAACCTCAATGCCAAGAGTGGTTTTTCCGGCGCCGTCGCCCATACAGACGGCGTTGAAGCGACTGGCCTTCGATAGGATTTTCTGCTGCACCGGGTGCGGCTTGGGTAGTTTGATCTTAATTTCACTCATCAAGACACGGTAAGGTCACGACGGGGCCGGCAATAAAAAAGCCCGCAAAAGCGGGCAAGGGCTCCCAGGTAGCGGGATTAGAACGTCGACTGACGACGAATATTGAGGCTGGCGATTATGATTAGGCCAACAACCAGCGTAGCGGCTAGCTCCGCAGAGGCGCTTCCGGGCGATGGAAAGCTAAAAAACGCGACCAACACCACAGCGCTTAGCACCGCCGCCAGCGTAAGGATTGCGAGGGTTCTGATCATGATTTTTGCTCCGTCTTGGGCTGCGCGAGCAGCGCTCTGAATTTTGTGTAGGTTTTTGCGCTGCGAACTTCACCTCTGTCGCAGCGATCGACAAACTCTTGCATAGCTGCCTCGAGCTCGTCGACGCGTAGCTTGAGATCACGAGCTTCGCTTTCGTCAAGCCAATACAAAATGCGGCCGCCGTTGGTGATCATCGCGAATTTCCCGCCTTTGGTCAGGCCAACACCTTCCTCTGCCCAGCCATCCATTTTCATGCCGACCAATTTCTTGCTGGCTGCACTAAATAACCGACCCAACATTTTTAGAGATCCCACTTGATTGAAAACGCAACCGCATTGCCCAGCAACATCACTGTAGGCTGCACACTGTATTTTGTGTAGGAGATCTCTGGCACGGCCGCGAAACATACCTTTCTGTCACGGCTTCCTTCGACTTGACCGCGCTCGGGAGTGCATGAGTAGTAGCCGTAAGTTGCACCTACATAGATGCCGCTCTTGAAGTTTCCTGCTTCGAACAACTCAAACCGCTTGCCGACTACGACAGTTGGATCACTGAAGCTATTCTTGAATGCGCCGACAATGTAGCCATGAGTTTCGTATGCAAGAAGGTTGTGCGTTTCGTTGTTCACGCTCTCTGCTGGGTTGATGTGGTAGCTCCAAGCGCCGGTATAAAGACTGTCGGCTTGAGCGGCTACAGAAGCGATTGCAAGGATAAAAGCAGCAATAATTTTCATGATAATCTACCTGGGTTGTTGGGGCGCCCTATGAGCGCCCTTAGTTATTCGCTTGTCGTGCAAGCGTTTGATTTATGTAAAAATGTTTGTTCTTGTTACCAGACTTAGGATCAGGTGTTCCTTTTCCTAAGCTGGTAAGTGAATATTAGAGAATTAATCAAAAATGATCAAGTATACTCGTAGAACATTTGGAAATATGGAACTGCGGCGTTATGCCATTTGTTCGTCAAACAGCTCTACGAGCCTTCAGAATGACGACGGAGATCGATGTGCCAGCAAACTCGTTGTCGTACGTGCGCGACCATTCGAGATCGAAGCCCGGTAGTTCCAAACTCCCCTTTGCACTGGCTGGCAGAATGGCGACAAGCGTGCCACCTGGCGCCACAGCTTTTGCTGCCGCCGTCTCTGTGTGCGCCTTCCATCGCCCTTCGGAGAATGGTGGATTCATCACCACGCGATCGAATATCGGAGATATGGTGCGCTCTGCGTATTTCAGGAAATCACCTTCGACTACCTGCTTGCCTTTGGCCTCCAGCACTTTGCAATGCAGCGGGCTGACTTCAATGCAGAGGGTGTCGGCCGGCATAAGATCGGCAAGCCCACCGATACCCGCGCTCGGCTCTAGGCAGTTGTGGCCCTCTTGTATCTCAGCCAGTTCCACCGCGATACGAGCCAGCTTCTCTGGCGTTGGGTAAAACTGATGCGACTTGTGGTCTGGAATGCAGCCTGAGCACACGATTTCGTCGATTATCTCGGTCGCATCGTAGTCAAATTGGATATAGCCGCCTTTTTCCAACGAACCGCCGATTGCCTCCAGAACAGCTACAGCAGCTGACCGCGGGGCTTTGTCACTGATGTAGCGCTCGAACTCCAGCGCATTCGGAACCTTTGCGTACTTCTCAGGCCAGCTAGGCTCCAGCCGACGGCTAGCCTGACGCATTCCAGTGAGTGCGTCCCTGACCGCCTGAGGCAGGATGTGGTCCATCAGCACAAAATCCTTCAGTTTCTTTTTCGGCTTCTCCCGGAAAGAGCTGGGTATCGCGTTGGGATAGAGGCTTGCCAGCACCCCATTTAGGCGCCAAGCCATGTCCGGATGAACCTCGAGATGCGCGGTACCCTTCAGGTAGACCCGGATCCGTAGAGCTCCGCCGTCGATCGCTACCCATTCGCCTCTCTTGCGAAGACCGGCTTTGACGATCGCAGATGAGCTGTTCCAGCCCACTGCCTCACGCCCCATGAATTTCGCAATGACGTTTCTGAGGTCGCTTAGGTGGCCGCACTGACTGGTGTTTGAAGACCCGAAGCTGTCCAGTGCATACATGATCATGCGCTTGCTGAAGCCTTCAGGGCAGTTGGTGACGTGCTCCCTGCTCAGCGAGCGGAATATGCCGTCAACACGCTCGGCGAAGAATATGGCCCTTGCACCAAGCAGCTCCGTTAGCGTTGAGCGAACGACTTCCTCGGTAAAGTCGGGCAGGTCCAGCTCGGGGTTTTTCCCTCGTTTGTAGCCGCGCTCCTGCCATGCGCGCATTTGTTCGTTCCACTTATCGCGACGCTTTTGCGGCATCGCCTCATACACATCGGTAAGTGCAAGTGCTTGAGACCAGAAGTCGCAGTTCAGTGCGCATAGAGCCTTGTCCAGTACGAAGCATGGATCGCGATCTTCGCGCTGACGGAAAAAGTAGCTGATCGTGCCAGACAGATTGTTCTGTTCGTACAGCTTGAGGAAATTATCGATTTTCGCCCGCTCAACGCGGTACCGGCCAATCAAGCCGTCGACTAGATCAGAAGCGACAGGAGCGAAAAATTCGCTCCCATCAACCATTACGTCGCCTTCAAACTCACGTACTAGTTCGTTCATATACTAAATTCCTGGAAGGCGTTTTGTGCGAGTGCTGGCTTTGCTCGGGGCGACAGTGCTGTATGGTGCAATTGGCTGAAGTTTTGCCATGACGCCCCACACCTTCGAGCAAGCATCATGGTAGTCGTTGTCAACTACGCTGTTTTTGAAGTTCGTGTGTTGTATGCCACGCACTTCGTCTGAGATAGCTTGAGCGACAACCTCGCGAGGTATGTTGGCACGAAATTGATAGTCTCGACCTGGGATAGTGATAACTTCCACTTTCGGAAAGACTGCCTCAATATCACCTGGACGTCGAGCCCGAACCACTAACGTTTTACTATCAGTTTTGCTTTGGACGATAGAAAGATAAGCATCGCTTAGAAAGATCCACATATTAAAAAACCCTGTTATCGTTGATGACAGGGTCAGTATAGATCAAATTTGATCAATATCACAAGCGATTTTGTGAAATAGCCTCAGTAGCGTCAATTTTCTTTGACTTCGGCGCTGGTCCCGCCCCG